CCTAATACCATATCACCTAAACCTACACCAGATACTGTAACAGCAGTAGCTTCTTCATTTCCATCATCTATTGAACCAAAATTAAATGTATCTTTGATTGCCCAGGTATCAGAAAAAGCTCCCTGAAACTGTCTGAGTTCTCCTCTTTTTACTGTAGCCATTATTCATCCTTATAAAGAAAAGGGTTGACTACTAGAGCCAACCCTGTTATTAAAATTAAGCTGGAACAACAAGTGCAACAGCAGATTTATCTCTTAGCTCACCAGTACCATATAAGGTATCAGCAGTTAAGAGTGTACCTAAATGCTCTTGCTTGTATTGTGTTTGAACACGAACACCAAGTTGCTCAACTAATACTCCAAACTCAGGATGGAATAACAAACATACTCTAGCACCACCAGAACCACTAGTAGTGTCTACATTGGTAGATACATATACTTTGATACCATATATGTCACCAATCTGACCATTTCTAATAGTGTTAGCATTTCCAGCCTCACCTGTAAATGCTTGTTCTGTGAATCGTGATAGACCCATCATTACGTTTCTAGCTACAGGTGGGATAACAAAGTTACGATTATCCATAGGAACATCTTGGTCATCAAGACGCTGTATGGCTCTTCTAAACCCTGCATCACTAATAGCACTTTCATTGTTACTACCAGCTACATAGAATGTAGAACCATCTGCTCCTAGAAAGCCTTTGTCATAAGCAGCAGAACCTCCTCCTGACTGAGCCTGTCTACCTAAAGATAATACATCTGTATCTACTCTAGTAGCTAACGCATAACCAGCATCATCTGTGTAAAAACGTCTTAGTGAACTTAATGCCTGTACTTCAGCAAAGTCTTCAATCAAACGACTATACTCATAGTGTTGGTTAATTGTTACAGTTTTTTCTGAACCAGACTCTTGAATAAGAGTAACTTCTGTTTCAGCAGCCTTAGTTGAAGCTGAACCACGAGCAGGAGCAGGAAAGTGAACTACATCACCTTTCTTACCCTTCATGTTCATTGTTTTAATTAAGTTAGCAGCTACAAGATTCTTCTTGTAACCAGCGATAATTTCATCCGACCAAATCTCAGGTATAAAACCTGCGGTATTGACTTCTGATTGTACTACATGATTAGTACCTAAACCCATTTTAAAATTCCTTTTCTAAAATATCATCCTCTGACTCTTCCTTCTCTGTGCGCTCTTACAATTTCTGGCAACATAGATTCGTACTTGTCAGGATCACTGTTAATAAGATTTCGTATATCAGAACGTCTAAAGATTTTCTTTGATGGTGCTTCTCCGCTACCGCTTGCTACAGTTGTAGTAGCACTCTTGATGTCTTGTGACCTAGCTTGTTTCTCCATCTCTACAGTTTTACTACCTACCTGTCTCTTTTCTTTCCATGTAGAAATAAGCTCGTCAGCAGCATCATAATCATACCTACGATCAGCCCTAGCAAATAACTCTGCTCTTACTTTAGAATTATTTACCCAGTCCTGAAACCCTTGATCTTTTACTACATCAGTAAAGTCTGGATGTTTTTCTTTCAGTGATGAAAGAGCTTTAGACCTCTGCATCTCTTGGGTTAACTGTTCTGCTTGTCTAATCTTAGGGTGATTTTGTATTGCCTTGTCTACAGCCTGTTTAGGGTTAGCAAAAAAATCATCATCATTAGATTCTTCTGGTTCTGCTTGCTTTGTTTGTGGTTGACTTTGAACATAAGAATTAGCAACCCTACGAAGTTCTCCTAACTCTGTACCTTGTCTGCCTATTAACTTCTCAGCTTGTTGGTGCATAGATATAACTTCTTGAAGAGTTTTTTCCTTATACTTCTCAGGGATCTCTACTTCTGTTTTAACTTCTTCAGCTTTTACTTCTTCTTGCTGTGGTTCTTCTTTCTTATCTTCTATTTCTTCTACAAATTCAGCCACTATTACTCTCCTGTGTCAGTTGACATTTTAGGAAAGACACTTTGAATGGGGGTCTAACCTTATCCCATACTACTATACTCTTGACCTATACCCACTTTTCTTTCATACTTCATATGACTCTCTCTACGTCTAACCCACGCATCTGATGCAGTGGGGAAGTCACCTGAACAACCATCTAGGTCTATTCTTGGTTTGCTGATTATGCGTTTAGCTTCAGCATTACAAGATGGGCAGTTAGTTGTTTTTACTGAATCATCAATGTATTTCTCAAATACATAATTATTTTTACATTGAAACTCAAATATTCTTTTAGTCATTATGTGTTCACATACATTAAGTCTTCATTAGGGTGTGCTTCTTCTTCTTGACATAAATCTTCATATACCTTTTCAGACATATCTTTTAACCCTAACATATACTTTAGTATATCTACCTGTCCTTTAGCAAAATGAAAATCTTCACTAGTTTCACAGTTCTGAACACTTTTGTATTCATCATACATTTTTTGTAAATCTTCCATCAAGTCTTTCCAACCTGGTGAAGACATCATTGAAAAACGGTTATCATAGTAATTTAATATTTTTTTATCCATTGGCACGTTTTTTGCTTTATTATTGCGTGATTATAGCACACTTTTTTGTAAAAGTCAAGTATTTCTTGAAGATTGTAGTTGTAATTCTGCAATTCTAGCTTTTGTGTCTATATCTTTCTCTTTTAAAGCCACATTTGCTAGTTTTATACGTCTTTCAAACTCTTTTGAAGGGTCGTTTGCATCTCCAAGGTACTTAGAAGCACTAGCAGCTATCTTAGCTTGTGTTTCTACTGGTTTTAACTGTGTTTCTACCGCTTCTCCTTGTGCTTTAGCTTGTTTTAGTTGTACATCTGCTTGTAAATCAGCTAATTCTAGCTGTGCTTTCTGTAATTGTAGCTGTATAGCAGCTTGTTGTGACTGTGCTTCCTGTGGATTAGGTTGCATCATCTGCTGTAGCTGTTGTATTAGCTGTTCTCTGTTGTTTAAACTAGAGTTTTCTATGATTGCAGATAGAACTAATGGTACAATTGGTGATTCTGCACCTAGTGTTTTCAGTAAATTCATAAACTGCATCTGCTCATGCTCTCTAGCTATGATACCAAGATTACTAGAAGGAATAAAAATAAAGTCTTGTGCAGGATACTTCTCAGGTTCAAACTGCATAAACCTATGTGCAGACTTAGTTATAAATGGAATTAAGAACTGCTCTTGAAAGTTTATTAATGTTCTCTTGTTTTTCTTTATGATTGATGATAATGCTACAGATAATCCTGCTCCTTCAGCAGTAGTCATCGCTTGTAATGATGAACTATCTATTGTTCCTGTAGCCATAAGTAGCATATTCATAAAAGAAGTAGCAGTGTTGATGTTAGAGCCATCTACTGAACCTATCTTGAATGGATACAGTATCTCTGCTGGATTACCATTAGTAAGGATAGTCTTACCAGGCTTTACTTCAAACCTAGCACCTCTAGGTAGTCTGGTAGCATCCATAGCCATCATAGGTACTGTAGCTAGTGCTACGCTGTCAAGGTGTGAACGCACTTGAGCATCAATAGCCTTTTGCATATTGTAGCCCTTCTCAGCAATACCACGACCCCAGAAACGATTAGGAACACTATCATTTTGAAAAGAAACAATAGGTCTATCTTTCATCATGTATGGTGACTCTTCTGCTTTGAGTAAATACTGCTCATTAGCTATAACTACTATTCCTTCTACAAGGTCACTAAAGTCTGCTGCCTGAGTACCGTACTCATCTGCTTGTTTGTTAAATACTTCTTCATACTTTTCTGAATCATCTTGATTCTCTATCATATACTTTGGTATGAGTCCATAGTATCTTAACAACTTAACTCTGTTCTCTTGATAGTCAGATACTTCTTGTGATGGTTCTAAATCAGTCTCTATAGCATACTGAGATAGGTCTGAGACTGTCTCATAGACTCCTGACTCCATTGCTGCTACTACAGAGTGGATAGATACCAGTTCTTCAATAGCACAGCCTAGAGCCTCCTG